TCGGACTTCACGGATCTAGGGCGCGTCGTCTAGCAGAGATTTCACTTGCAGCGCGTCGGTGACGAACGCGCCGATCCCGCCCGCTTCCTTCACGATGGCGATGAATGCCGCCTGGCGCTCGACTCGCTGGCGCTCCTCATATCCGCTCGGACCACGCCATCCGGGGCGCTTGGCCTCAAAGGCATAGGGGGCTCCTGTTTTCAGCAGTCCCCAAAAGTCCGTGATGGTCACTTCGCCGCGCGTTAGGATGTGATAAAAGAAAATTGGTTTGTGCTTGCCGGTCGAATGCTCGTAGGACGCGCCCCCGGTGTTTTGCCTAACGCTGAACAGACACTTCGGATGCGCCGCAAGCAGGTCGCTTACCGCGCGAATGACATCCTGCTCTATCGGTCGGCCGTCGCAGCGCTTGACGCGCTCACGCTTGGGCGGCAACTCTATGAGGATCTTGTCGAGGTTCTCTTTCGCGTCGAGGCGCTCGGATGCTCCGGCGTAGAACGAATTGGCTGCGTTGTTTGCGCTGATGCGCTCCCGCTTCGTGGGAAGGCGAAACCGAGCCATTCGTGCCCCCTTATAGTTGTCATGCGGCCATCCCCCGATAGAGATCGGGCAGCAGATGCTGGCGCTTGACCATGCGCTGCGTTACCCGCTCGATTTTCACCGCCCACTGCCCAGTCATGGTCACGTCCCCGTTGATCCACTGGGAGACGAGGCTTTGAGAGCATCCGATGCGGTCTGCGAACTGTCGTTGCGTGATGCCGTTTTTGGTCAAATAGGCGTCGAGAACCTTCATTTCCGTAAATTAGCACCGCCAATATGCAATAGTCAATAGCGCCGCTAACAGCGGTGCTATTGACTTTTCGTAATCAGCGACGCTAATATGCTCGCATGCGTCCTCCTGACTACGGTCTTTACCGCCCTCTCAAGGCCCGCCGCGACGGCACCGTGATCTGGCTCGCTGCGCTGGGCGGGATGCTGCTAGGTGCCGCCATGACACTCGCGAGCGCATGGCTTTTCACAATCCTCATGCTGTCATTTACGAGTCTCGCGCCATGAATGATCTGTTTGAACTGATGCAGGGATACAACCGCGTGATGGAAGCGGGCATGAAGTGCGGGCGGGACATGGCAACGCTGGAATTCAACCGCAAACTGCGCACGCTCGAGACGGCGTACCAGCAGGCGCTGCTAGACCCGCAGACGAAGATCCCGTCGTACCTCGGCGCCGTGATCGTGTCGCTGACACTGGATATGGCGAACGACTACGCCGATGCGATGATCCATCGAGACCTGCGCGAGCGCCACGAGGGACGCGCGGATCAGGACATGGACACATTCGGGAGGCCGCTCAGGCCAGGCTCTTAAACCATCACATCAAGCAGCAACAGCTAGCTCACTCAAGGAGAATTGCATGGCTGGATTCAGGAAAGCGAAGGCCGAACAAGCAGCACTCAAGATGGGCATTTACGGCCCGCCAGGTGCGGGGAAAACCTTCACCGCCCTCCTCCTCGCCGAAGGTCTTGCCGCATTCAGCAAAAAGCGCATCGCTTACGTCGATACCGAGCATGGCACGGACTTTTACTGCCAGAAGGTGCCGACGCGAGCAGTTCACCCGGAAGCCTTCGACTTCGATGCGATCTACACGCGGGCGCTAACCGAGGTTTCGGCAAGCGTTCGTGCGCTGGACGAGAAAGAGTACGGCGTGGTCATCATTGATTCGATCACGCACCTGTGGGAAGCCGCTCGCGCCGCCTACGACGGACGGCAGACGAAGATCGGCACGATCCCCATGCAGGCGTGGGGCAAGATCAAGAAGCCCTACAAGGATCTGATGGCGTACCTCCTCTCCTCCCCCATGCACGTCATCATCTGCGGGCGCCAGGGCGTCGAGTACGAGACAGACGAGGAGACGGACGAGTTGAAGGCTATCGGCGTGAAGATGAAGGCCGAGGGCGAAACGCCCTACGAGCCCCACATCCTGATCCGCATGGAAGCGGTGAAGCCCAAGAAAACGAACGAGACGGCCACGATCATCGCCTATGCCGAGAAGGACCGCACGGGCATCCTTTCCGGGCGCAGTTTCGTGAACCCGACCTTCGAGACCCTGTGCGCGCCGCTCATGGGCCTCTTGGGCGACAAGCAGGCGAAGATGGAAACAGGCGACGAGTCTGCGGCTATCGACGCCGAGCAGCTCGCCAAGCAGGACAAGGACCGCGACAACGAATCCACCGGCCTGCTGCGCGACCTCAAGGCGCGCATCGACCTAGTGAAGGATGCCAAGGCGCTCAAGGACATCGGTAAGGAGATCACGCCGCAAGTAAAGGCGAGGATGCTCCCGGCGCACGTCGCAGAACTGCGCGAGCACTACCAAGTCCGCGAGGGGCAGCTTCAGCCGGCCGCAGCGATATGACCATAGGCGACCTGATCGAAAAGTATGTCGCGGAATTCGCGCAGCCAGGCTCTCGCGTGCTTGGGTCTAGCCAACTCTGCATCCTGCGCCTCGTGCAGCGGGCGCCTATCGCGGCCAAGGAGCACACAAGCCTCAAGCCGCTGGACTTCATGGAGCACTGCAAGGCGCGGCGCTCCGGGGTGTTCCAGTCAAAGCGGGGCGGCGCGGTGAAGCCGCAGACGGTGAACCAGGACATCGTGTTCCTCGGCGTGGTGCTCAAACACGCAGTCGAGGTATGGGAGCTACCGGACGCCGGGCTCCTCGCGTACAAGAAGGCGAAGCCGCAACTCGTGAAGCAGCAGCTAATCGGCAAGGCGCAGGCGCGCGACCGCCGGCCCTCCGAAGAGGAACTCGAGCGCCTGCTCGCCTACTTCGCCGAGTACGCGACGCGCGACCGGGCGAAGATCCCCATGCAGGCCATCGTGGAATTCTCGGTCTGGTCCGCGCGCAGGATCAGCGAGACGTGCCGGCTTCAGTGGGGCGACGTGGACATGGAGAAGCGCACCTGCCTCGTGCGCGATCTTAAGAACTCGAAGGGGAAGGGATTCCACGCCACGTTCCCTCTGCTCGGACGCGCCTGGGAGATCGTGATGGCGCAGCCGCGGCGCTCAGACGATCCGAACGAGCGCATCTTCCCGTACGTGTCGAAGTCCGTCAGCGCTGCGTACACGGCGGCGAAGAAGGTGCTGGGCATCAAGGGGCTGCGACTCCATGACAATCGGCGAGAAGCGATTTCGCGTCTATTCGAGCAGGGCTACAACGTGCCGGAAGTCTCGCTCGTGTCGCTGCACCGTAACCCGACGCAACTGCTCGGCACGTACACGCGGCTTAAGCCCGAGGGGCTGCACGCCGGCCCCGCATCGAAGCGTACGTCGAGCTAGGTACACGACGTAAGAAATGAAAATCCTCTGCGCCCATTGCGGCAAGAAAACCGAGAAGCCGACCGGACACGTCCGCCGCTCGCGCAAGGATGGTTTGCTGCTGTACTGCGGCCGGACGTGTTCCGGGCTTGGGCGACGCAAGGGTAAGACGAAGGCACAGAAGGTTGCCGAGAAACGCTTGTACGACATGGCCTATCGGGCGAAGAACCTTGAGCGGATAAAGTCTAAGAAACGCGCCTATTTCCAGCGCACCTACGACCCCAAGAAGGCCGCTGTTCAGCGCAAGAAGCGGATGCACCTCCACGTCGCCTACTGCCGCCAGCCTCGCTACAAAGCTTGGAAGCGCGGCTACGACCAGAAATGCAGGGCAATGAAGTACGGGCCTTTCGCGGAAGCCTACCTGCTAGCCGTCAACCTTAATCGCGAAATCAAATCAAGGACAACCAACTATGAAATCCGCCTCGAAAACCAAACGCTCAACAAAAAACAAGCGCGCACTCGTCAAGGCTCAGAAGCGTACAGCCGTGACCGTAATTCCGGCTCTTAAGGCGAGCACGCTGAAGGAAGTGTTGTGGGAGACGCTGATTGACCTTCGGGGCAACCAGATGCCCGCCAACCGAGCCGACGCCATCGCTGCTCAGGCCCGCGAGATCCTGCGCACCGTCAAGACACAGCTTCAGGTGACGAACGCCGCGAAGCGCCCGGTGCCTCTCGGGATCGTGGAGTTTTCATAACGGTGATTTTTACGCTTCCTAGGTAAGGAAATCCTGCTGCTATGCACAACGACGAACTGAGGGACAAGCGGGTGGCCAAGGTGATCTCGGAGGCCCCGATTTCGACTCAGGGCGCGCTGAGGGAAGCGTTTTCTGGCGCTGCAAGCCCACGGCGGGCGATTAAGGCCATGTGCCTAACCTGCGTGGGCTTTGACCGTTTGGAGGTCACAAACTGCTCGTCCTACGGGTGCCCGCTTTGGAAGTACCGGCCGTTCCAGGACGCCTCGTGAGCCCCAT